AGTGTGATTGTTAACGTCTACAGTCATCACGCCCGTCCCGGAGTCGTACGTCAGCACCTCGCCGTGCATGTGGTTCGACGCGTCATAGGCGATCGTGATGTTCTGGGTCGGCGTGTACGAGAGCCCCGTGCCAACTGTCAGGGTCTTGTTCGCGTTGTTAATCGTCAGCGACGTGGTCGAGGTCGTCAGGTAGCGGTCGCCCGGGATGATGGTGGACCAGGTGGTGTCGTAGTTCGTGCCGCTCGCCTTGGCTAGCAGTTGGCCAGTAGTGCCGCCAACCGCCACGCCAGGGCCTGCCGGACCCGTGGCCCCCGTCGCACCCGTAGCGCCGACATCTCCGCGAGGGATGGCAAAGTCGAAGACCGCCGCGCCGGACGTGCCCGAGTTAGTGACCGAGGCGGACGAGCCAGGAGCCCCCGTGGTCGTCGTGCCGGCCGCAATCGTGGCCGCAGTGCCAGGGCTGCCAGTCGCCCCCGTGGCCCCCGTGGCGCCAGTGTTGCCAACGTCCCCGCGAGGGATGGTAAAGTTAAAGACCGCAGCCGAAGAGGTGCCCGCGTTGGTCACGCTCGCCGACGATCCGGGAGCACCCGTGGTGGTCGTACCCGCCGCGATGGTCGCCGCCGTGCCGGAAGGGCCTTGGCCGCCCGTGGCCCCAGTCGCACCCGTCTGGCCGGCAGGGATGCCAAAGTTAAAGACCGCCGCCGAGGACGTGCCAGCGTTGGCCACAGTGGCCGATGAGCCGGGGGCCAGCGTGGTCGTCGTGCCCACCGCGATGGTCGCCGCGTCGCCCTGGGCGCCGGGGGTTCCGAGCTCGACGGAGAGGCTGGCCGGCGCCGTGGCAAGGACGGACAGGGACAGGCTAGCATCCGCCCCCTCGACCTCCATGGTCAGGGTGCCCAGTACCAGCGAAGAGACGGAGATGGAGGACATGGATCAGTTCGTCACCTGGTCGATGACAGTCAGTCGGAAGGTGTCGGAGAAGAAGGTCGTGCCGCCGTAGACAAACTTGATGTCGCTGCGGGCGCTGCCCAGGGAGAAGCCGGCCGTGGTCGAGGCGGGCAGGCTGGCCACGAAGGAGAGGCCGTTGATGGCCATCGTGATGGTGCAGGGGTAGACCACGCCCGCCGCGTCGATGATGTCGGAGGTGACAGTCGTCGTGAGCAGGTTGGCGGGGCCGCCGGCCGCCGGGGTGTAGGTCACAGTCCCCGAGTAGGTAGTGCCGCGCTTGAAGGTGACAGTGTTGGACATTAGAGGATATCCTCGAAGACAGTGCAGGGGATCTGGGCGGCCGTCTGGACGTAAGAGCCAGTCGTCTGCGTGGTCGAGATTTCAAGGGTGGCCGAAGCCGACGAGGCCGAACCGAGAAGGGTGGTCACGCCGGCGGTGGTCAGGTCGAGGATGACCGAGTAGCCAACGAAGGAGATGATGCCCGAGCCAGAGACAGTGAGCGACAAGGGCGGGGCCAGCGTCGAGTTGTACGTAATGTCCCAAGTGAAGTCGCCGACCTTGTTCACAGTGACCTTGCCAGTCAGGGAGGCGTTAAGCTCCAGGGCGGCCTGCAGCTCGCTGGCGCTGGCGAAGACCGAGACCGGGCCGATGACCAGAGAATTGTAAAGCAGGGAGAAGGTGCCGGCCTTTGGGGTCGGGCTGATGGTGACGCGGTCAATCTGGTTCACGCCCGAGGAGTAGGCCACGACTGTGGACTTGCTGACAGTTGCGGCGCCGAGGGCCGTCAGGCCGCTGGTCGAGGTAGCCACCGCAGTCGTCGTGCCGATCGCCACGTTGACCGAGGCAAGGCCGCTGATAACGACCTCCTCGTAAGGGGCCGCGCTGATGTTATTCGGGCGGACGAAGTAAACGTTAAGGACGGACTGGTCACCCTTGAAGAAGGCCGGGTCGTTGACCGGGTTGACATCCTGGAAGGACTTGGACGCAACCCCGTTCTCGACGTCCACGAACAGGCTGTAATTTGTGTAGAGGGCCATGGGTTCTACCCTTGGCAGGGGGGTCAAACCCGGGGCGGGGGAGCCTTACGGGGCCGTGATGGCCGACACCCAGAAGTCGTTCACGAAGGTGAAGTGCCCGACGACCTTGGGGAGTTTGAAGGTGTGGACGTTTAGGAAGCCGGTGACAGGGTTCTCCCATGACGGGTCAACGGTCGCAGTATGGGTCATGGTCGTATGGTGTGAGGCCGTCCCGGTCGTTACGGAGAAATAGCCAGGGCTTCCGGCGATGGCCGTGGCCGTAAAGTCTAGTTTCCAAACGTCGAGGTTCAGGTCAATCTGAGTCCCGTCGTTCCAGCAACAGACCTTGTCGCTGTAAACAAGCACCTCCCAGTCGGCCTCCTGATCATAGGAAGTGTCGCCGCCGTCGGAGATGTCATTGGGCATCACACCTGTGTCATAGGAAAAGCCGTCATTGGCTGCGGAGTTAAACGGCGCATTCCCATAAGGGAAAAAGTAGTCGGTCGGGGCGATGCCTTGAGGCGTGAAGGCAGCCGTGGCCGCAAACGCCTTTAAGTCCCAAGCGGTCTCGCCAGTCCATCGAGGATAAATGTCCCCACGATTGCCACGCGGCGATGCGTAGGTGAAAGGGCTGCCGGTTACAGGAGCAGGGGGAAACCCAGCGGTCACCGATCCGTTGCCCGTCGAACCTTGGTTCGATACCGACAGATTATTGCCGTGGCTTCCGTTCCTGAGTATCTTGCAGATATTGTCCGGCGTGGTTGTTGGATAATCTAGATAGGCGACATGATTGCCAACGCCAACAGGCACAAAGCCACTTCGCTCGTATTGTCCAGGGTAGTACGGAGCCACCAGCGTGCCATCGCCAAGGGTGCAAAACAAACCAAACCCGTGTAGGTTTAGGATGACGCTCATCAGATCAGGCCGTAGAAGTAACCAGCAGGGTCAGACCCGCACTTGTAGCGCTCGCCCCATTGGCTGCCGCTGACGTACTGGCTGACCGCCCCGGTCGAGTTGTCCACGCTGGCCAGCAGCAGGTAGGCCGTTGAGTCGGTGCTGGTCTGCGGGGCCGTGTCGTGGATGACGGTCGGGTTGTCAGGGAAGGCAGGGAATGCTCCAGTCCCAACAGGCATCTGCAGGTAAATATAAACAGTCTGCGGGGCCATCGAGTAACCGATGTTAAGCGTCGGCGCAGGGACGGCCGAGAGCTGCGTGGCCGGCGAACCCATCTTGGGCTCGATGTTGTTAATCGTGCCAGGCGTGACGCGGACGATGTAGTCAGACCCGACCTTGGAGCAGAAGACCTTGAAGGGGTGCGGCGGGGTCTGGTAAACCCACGGCGCCTCGTCGATGACCAGCGTGGCCGCCGACCCGGTGCCCGTGAACGTATAGCCGACGCCAGGTTGCAGGTTCATCGTTAGGTGTTAATCGTATAGACCTCCTTGAGGTAGCCTTCCTTGTTGAAGCGGATCTCGTAGCTAATCTTGTAGAGCATGCCGTAGTCCTCGAAACTGACATTGGACAGAAGCAGCTGCGGGGTCTCATCCTTCGCTTGGAAACTATCGCCCATGTAGGCAGGGAGAAGGAAACGATACCCCTCTGGAGCACGGCCGCTGAAGGCAACTCCGACGTATTTTCGGAGGGTCACGACGTTGCCAGCCTTCGTCGTGTAGAGCACGCCGTTAAATGAAGACACCGGGGCAAGGTACGACGTGCGCTTATAAAGCTTCTTTTCCTCGTTAGTGGTAATGCCGAAGAAACCTTTGAACAGAGGCAGGTTGGGAGCCTGTCCATCGTTACCGAAGATTGCGCCGTTGATACCCTTGAATGCCGGGGTGGGCGTGCCGTCAGGGGAAGGGCAGGAGGTGTAAGGGGGCGGGCCAGCGATGCCATACCCGGATGGCTTGAAGAAATTAGGGTGCGAGGTAAGGGGCTCGGCGCTCAGGGTGGACGACCCGCTGACGTTGGGCTCCGTCCAGTCGCCGTTCTCGATACCGCAGTACTCGGCCGTGATGATGGCCACGCCTAGGGCGCCGTAGCTGACGCTGACCTTGTGACACTTCAGGCGGGGGTCAGGCTTGAAGACGTCGCCGCGCTTGGGTGCGCTGCCGGTCTTGTTGTCGTCCACCTTGTAGGTCGCCCGGCAGGTCAGGAGTCCATAGCCGTCATTTTCAATGGTGTAGCCGGCCTGCAGGACCGGGGTGCTTAGGCTGTTGCCCTTGTCTTTGCGTGCCATAAATTATCGGGAGATGTCGAGGCGGCGGGGGGAGGGGAAGAACTTGTCGGTCTTGAAGCCGGTCTCCGCCTGGTCGCGCTCGATGAGGGTGCGGAGGCTGTTGGCCATGTCCTCTTGGATGGTGATCTGGCGGTTCAGCGCATCAAGCTGCGGGCTGAGGCCGACGCCGACAGTGCCGCTGGCCACGGCCATGAAGTTGTTGGGGGTGGCGCCGCCTGGGCCTTCGGGCTTCACAGGGCGCTTGGCGGCCATCTCGGCGTAGAACTTGTCGAAGGCGGCCTGCAGCTCGGGGCTCATTATGCCTCGGCCCAACGTGGTGGCGATGTCCTCACGGCTCTGCACAAAGCCGGACATGCCGCCGTAGGGATTTTTGCGCATCTCTCGCATGAAGGCCACCTGCTCATCGACCTTGGCAACGCCTTCAGGGGCTTCCCGGAAGAACTGGATGCGGGCCTGCTCCTTAAGCTCCTCGGCCTTCTTCTTATCCTCATCGGCCTTCTGCTGTTCCTGCCGACGCTTGGCCGCCTCAATCTCCTGCTGGCTCGCGTAGAGCTTTGCCTCGGCCGTGTTGGCGAACTCCAGCGCCTCCTTGACCTCACGCTTGCGGGCCTCGATGGCCGCGCCGATAAAGTTAATCGCGCCGTTCAAAAGCACCATCGGGGCGAGGAACCCCAACACGACATCCTTACCAAACTCGCTGAACTTTTTCGAGACCTGTTGAGACTGGCGCTCAAACTCTGACATGGCCTTCTTGGACTTGTCCACCTGCTGGGGGACGTCCGTCGTGCCCTTGATGCTGTAATTTACGTCCGTGCTCATCCTACCCTTGGGAAGAGGTAAAAGCCGCCATGGCTTCCTCGTCCTCTGTGGTCATCAGGTTGACCTCGGCCCCCTTCATCGCGGAGAAGGCCGTAGACATCCAGATGGCCTGCGCCTCCGGCATCGTCCAGGCACGCTCCTCGGGCACCCCGTTGCTGATCAGGGTGGCTACTAGGCTGAGAGCCCAGGGCATGCCGCTGGTCCGCTGCTCGAGTTTGCCGGTCTCCCAGAACTTGGGCCAGTGCTCGACGTACATGCGCCCGCAGAACTGGGCGATGGTCTTCTGCATGAACTCGGGCTCGCAATCCATGCGGGCCAGCAGGGCCTTGTCCTTTATCGTGATCTCGCGGAGGGATTGCCCGGCGCAAGTCTTCAAGGCAGCCACCACCGCCGTCGGCGTGAAGCCAGTCCCCTCGACGAAGGGGGAGTCGATGGCGTGCAGCCTTACCCGGTCACGCAGGGAGAAAGGGGCAAGCCGATACCCGAGCACCTCTTCGGGCTCAGGGTCAGTAAAGGCTAGGATGAAGCGGCGGTCCACGCCCTACGCTTACACGTAGGAAGCGATGCCGTCAACCTGGCGGAACTTGATGCTGACCCGGACGAAGTCCTTGTTGCTGCCCTTTTCGGACACGGACTCGATGCA